ATATCAAACCGAAATGATCGAGTATAGTACAGTTTAGTAACGTACCACGTTATTAGTATTGCTAGTATCTCTATCATTGTTTTCCCGCTCTTATCTATTCGGTCCAAGAAATGGAGTTATCTTGTTTTTGTTATTATCTTTATATTCATCAAAGTCTTTTAGCTCATCATAGCCATACCCAGATTCATTTAGCTCTGGTTCATTGTATGTTCGTCTAGGTAACATATCATCATCCATTGCACCACAATTAGAGCATGTGATTTGACCATCAAGGTCTAGTTGATAGTCACATCCATATTTGGTACATAGGGCATCGCTCATTCATTTAGTGTATCATATCTGTCTGGATCTGACAAGATCTCTTCTTCCAGATCATCTGGTATACTATGTCCTAATTGTCTATGTTGTCTGATATGTTCAATTAGTTGATCATCGTTAGTTATTTTCTCAGATAATCCAAATAATGAATATTCATCTAAGTTCTCATTTAGCCAACATGCACAACACTCTATGTATCCTCCAACGTGGGCATATATGTATATGTCTGAGTCAAAGAATCTAGAGTATGCCATTACATTGTTTTCTTTATCTTATTTAATGCTCTATGAAACTTGATGTATCTAATTGGGTTCTTCCATATTTTAAGGGGAAGCTTTATCTTTTTCTTTGTCATTAGTCTACCTTTGGTTTAAATACGCCATTCCAAGAAGTTTCTGGCTCTTCTGGAAGTCCCGTCGCTTTACTAATAGGGACACAATTAGGAACTTTCTTTCCGCCCTTATTCTTCATTCCTACCTGCTTAAAGCCTTTCCAACAAGCTTTTTCAAAGTTATTCCATTTATCGACATGCTCATCATCTGAGATATATGTCTTTGAGATCTCTTCATCGTTCAATTCAATGTTATCCATGTCTATATTATATCATTAAATGTGTCAACGTAGTTGACTGAATTGTCTCTACCGCCGCCGATTTCACTATTTGGGATCTGATTTTCATGGTATTGTAAATGAAAGTCTAATAGATGATGAGTAACTGCACAAAAGCATGTAGGGCAATGGGTGATCCATTGAGACTTATCTTGCCAGTTTTTATTCATAAGCTTCAGGTGAAGGAATCGGACCTTCGTTATCGGTTTCGGAAACCGCTCTACGACCATTATAGGAACCTGAAATACTCTTAGGAATAATTCTCTTAATTTCGTAGTAACAGAATGGGCACTCTCCAACGTGCAACCAATTACCTGAATCCAAGATAACCATTTCGGTTAACCTTCCCTCTACATTCTTATTACAAGAAACGCAGAAAGCACTCAACATTACTGTCATAACTCAGTAAACTTTTTACCATTCCATTCATATTTCAATCCACATTTACATTCCCAGATTGAGCCTGAATGTCTTTTTTGAAGATGTATCCCAGAGGTTGTATGAGCATCTAAAGCCCATGGTAAATCACATTTATGCTCTGGTTCACCGACTATTTTAATCCACTTCGACATACTCATCAGCCTCTCTAAGCCATTGATCTTCCCATAATCCCATTAAAGACTCATTTCCAATATCATCAAAATAATATCTTTTCTTTATTGGGTTATATGTCCAACCATACCACGTATTTCCTTCTGACCATGTAAGATTGGTTGGTTCTTCATGTTCATGTTCTTTAATAATGCGTAGCAGCTCATCGTTATCGTGAACAACCGCCTCAATTGCATCTCTGAGGCGTTTAGGACGCATGATGTATTTTTCTACTAATTCATATAGCATGTCTTTAGTATACTATATATGACGGGTGCCGTCAATAGTCTCTACCGCCGAATTTTCGCACTATTGTACACTATATTGCGTAATGGTATAATTGATCTATGAATACACTAAATCAATTAATTAAAGAAGCAAAAGATGCTGAACTTAATTACGCAGTATTTAGAAATTGGCATCAACCTACGCCAACACGCAAAGAGATAGAGCCTATGTATGGCCCTAACGACATTTGGTACAACAGGCTTCAGCTTCAAGATAGACCTGTACCCGCTTCAATTAAATATTTTATGGATGAAGCCAATCAGGCCTACCCAGACAAAGAAAATGATTTCTATATTTTATCAAACATATACTATCGGAATTTTTATGCAGATAGACCAGGATCTAAATTGCATAAAGATACGTTTGACGTAATTCATTTGCAATGTACTGGTGTAACAAAGTGGGAAATAGGAACAGAAGCAGAATCAACAAATGACCCAGCTAACTCAAAACCTACGGTTGGTGCTGCGTGGGATTGGAAGGCAGAGTTTACTGGCGATTATGAAACATTTATTCTTGAGCCTGGGGATGTTATCTGGTTTAACAATAAATCTTGGCATAGAACAGAAAACATATGCGATAAATACTCAATAGTCATGCAGGCGGGCACGGTTCATAATAGGGGGAAAAATAAAATATGACAACATTAGCAGAGTTTGTAGAGCAAGCAAAGAAAGATAATTTGCCATATGCGGTATTTAAAAATTGGCACCACCCAGTACCATCATGGAAAGAATTTGAAGACATAATCGATCCGCAGTCTACTGGTGTTAGAAAGTTCATTCAGAATGTACCTCTTCCAGAACCAATGCAATACTTTCTTGATGAATCAAAGAAAGCTTACCCTGATATTGAATATCAGTACTATATATTTGAAGGCAAGAGATACAGAAACCTAGACTCTAATTGGCCAGGAGAGCCTTTGCACAAAGACCCATATGATATCATTCATTGGCATTGTAGGGGCGCTACAGAGTGGCAGGTAGGCCTATATGGTGAGATGAGTGGTGTTCCAAAAGAGTTTAAGTATGAAGAGCGTCAGGGGTGGGAATGGCAAACTGCTTGGACAAGAGAGCCAGAAACACTAATGCTTGAGCCAGGAGACATTTTGTGGCTTAGAAAAGGTACTTGGCATAGAACACAAAACCTATCAGAAAAGTATTCTGTAATCTTTGATGCTGGGCCACTTTGGGAATAAGTTAAAAATCAATTAAAAATAAATCAACAACAATTCTTGATCCGCTAATAAGTTTATTTACATAATGCATTTTTTCAGAATTAAATACAATTGCGTCACCAGCAGATGGCTTTATGACTATCTCTTTTTCAGATTGAAATACTATTTCTCCGCCTTCAAAATCACCAGATAGATATAGCAGTATGCTTATTTTTGGACTTCCAGCAAGACCCTTTAATTCACCACTTGGATAATTTATGACATCGTTATGTATGCCCATTTGCGACCCTAAATCCCATGTTGTTATGTGATAAAGTTTTTTTGAATGCTTATATTTATTTTCATTTTTACTAAATTGATTTATATATAAATCTGCTGCTTGTAGCATTATATTATCTATAGACTGATAGAGATCCTGTTGCTCTTTAATAGAGGGGTCGACAGGCCGACGAATCCCAATTCTTGACTGCCCACCTTTAATATTTTTTTTTGAACTTAATATATAAGATATTTCTTCTTTTGAAATTAAATTTTGTATATGAATTCCAAAATCATTTAAAATTTTAATTTCTGCGGATTCATTCAACTTTAACTCCATAAAATAAAATTATATTTGCTCTTTCTCCATCAATGACTTCATTAACTGAGTGAGGGTAATCCCTATCACCTTTAAAGAATATCAATGTGCCAGCCTGTGGCTTGTATGCAGTGCTGTCTGCCTTATCCCCAGAGTTGTTTTCATAAAAATGAATCTCTCCGCCTTCATAATTATCAGTTAAGTATAGTAGGGCAGAGTAATAGTTATCTTCGTATCCATCAACACCGCCGTATCCATCTGCATGCCAGCCAAGACCTTCACCTTTTTGTAAAACCTGATAGTTCATTCTATCTAAAAAGATCTCTGATTTTTTAAAACCAAACTGAGCAGATATGCAGCTTTCTATCATATTAATTAAATCGTGTACAACATGGTCTTCGATGTTACCATCTTTTGATATGTCTAATGGCTTAAGGTAAACATTCAAAAGGCCTCTTGGATTTAAATATGACCTAGGCCTTAAGTAATCATTTAAGTATTTAGCTGTCTTGGGTGATATGAAACCTTTAACTACGTTTGGCTGTGCCATGTCTATACCAGCTCTATATCTTTATCTGCACTATACATTGGCATACTTACTTCTATCTTACGTCCGCCTCTTTTTATTCCATTAACACTGGTAAATGAATCTGATTCAAATATTATCATGCTGCCAGCTTTTGGCTTTATGGTGATACCCAGATCAATAAAGTTAAACTCTCCGCCTTCATAGTCATCGCTCATAAACAAATAAGCGCTTATATCTGGAACAATTAAGAGGCTACCCTCATTATTTACGCTTTGCTGGTGGACTCCAATTGTTTCTTCGTTCCATTCAATAACTGCATAATAATCATTTGAAGGCTTGTAATCTGCAATAGATCTTTCAGTCATATCAAGATACGCTGATATTCCCTCTGTCATTATTTCACGGATTGATTTAAAGTATGCCGCATGAGATGATCTAAAGCTATGAACCGTGTGCCTAGTTCCAAACCTAATTTGACTTGATTCGAATTTAGTTATCTTATCAATCATTTCATCAAGAACTTCTTTAGTAGAACAGTTCTCTATATAGGCCCCAACATTACCAATTTTTTCTATTGGATCAAATGTTTTCAACTGAAGTGGGTTCTTTTGGTGTTTCTGCGATATTATTTAATAGCGCATGCTTAATTAAAGGCTCCATCTCCATTGGGTCTTGGTCTGGTGCTGTCTCATGGATTTTCCCATCAAGGTCAATTATATATTTAGTAAAGTTCCATGGAGCTTCGTGACCAAGCTCATTTGTAATGTACTTATGAATTGAGTTAGCTTCCTCCCCAAGCACAGCTGACTTTGCAGCAATTGTAAATGTAACTCCATAATTTGTTGAACAAAATTCTGCAACCTCGGCATCTGTTCCTGGCTCTTGTCCACCAAATTGATTACAAGGGAAGGCTATTATTTTAAGCCCAGCCTCTGAATATTTATCGTGAAGATCTTGAAGTGCTTTGTACTGTGGAGTAAAACCACAGTTTGTTGCAACATTCACAATTAACAAAACTTTATCTTTAAAGCCCCATAAAGCTACGTCTTCTCCTGTTGCAAGTCTAAATGTTTGTTCATATATTGACATATTATTCTTCTCCTTTTTGTAGAGATAAATCTACGTTATGATTTTTGCCTTCATACTGAGGTACTTCCTCACGTGTGAAAAACTCTTGTTCTTTTGTAATGTTCTTGTAATCTATTGAGAATGTTTTGTAAAAAACACTATTTTTAACTAAGAATACACTTCCCAGCCCTCTTTCGCCACTAGTAACATCGTTTACTGCATGTCTTACTTTATTTCCAAATATAACAATACTACCAGCCTCTGGCTTTAAAGATATATCATAGTCTGGAAATAATATCTCTCCCCCGCCAAAATCTTTTGGATCTGAAAAGTATGTAAGTATGGTTGCAAACACTTCTTCGTATGTTCCATCTAGCATTGCTGCAAAATCTGTGTGGGCTGTGTATCCGCCGCCTGGTCCCCTTTTATAAAAATGGGTATTTCTAAGAAGCTTATAGTTTTCAGAGTTAAAGTCTTGATTATTGTTGTACCATATGTCTAAGCATTTAAAGATTGCGTTATCAGAGTCTTCAAGATATTTCTTAGTGCTAATGATTGAAGTTTCCATAAAGTCTTGATTCAAAACTGGCTCCCAGCCCGTTAGGGAGCTGAATATGTCCTTGTGGTCCTCTACGGCATTTTTAAAATACCAGACCTTATCTGCAAGCTTTATTGCTTCTATCATTAATATCTTCTCCAGTATCTATTGGCAGTCTAATTTATTATCATACAAGTATATTATACTATATTGGCTTACTGTGGGTCGTAATGAGAAAGTGGGTGCCTGTAAGCATAGGTTTGGGTCATATATCTATTTCCACTTGTTACTGGTAGTACCCCGTGCACCAATGAGCTTGGGAAAATAACAACCGAATTAGCTTTTGGTTTAATTTTTAAGGGGGGCGATTCATCTGGGAACTCTACCTCGCCACCTTCATAATCATCATTTATATAATAAATTATTGTAATCTTTGGGCGAACGTCTTCACCATTCTCTTTAACATAGCTATATGCGTCCTCATGTGCCGTCATAAACGACCCAGCTTGATATTCCCTAACCAGCCATCGGCCAGAGCCAAGCCTATCTGGTGTCATCCATGTAAATAATTCTTCAGAATATTTTGCTAGGCACTCAGAAAATATATTTAATATTTCTTCGTAATGATCTTCTGTTTTATCTATCCAAGTTGACCTGCCAATTAATGTGCTTCCGCCACCATCATTATTATATGTCTTCCACTCTTTTAGCAGCAAATCAGACAAAACCTCTTGGCTTTTTTCAGAAACATTTTCAAATACCCAAACGGCATCAGACTGTCTTTCTACATCAAACATTGTCTTTTACGTCCGATCCGTTTATTTTAATCATTTTTGTACATCTTGTACAAAGATTATACTCTGCTTTGGTAAAGGGACAAAGCCCAGCATAAATAGTTTTATGCTTTAAAATAAGACAAAGTATTTTTTTCATAAGTTAAATATACTATATCTTAAATTTATTGTCAATAGGCTATGAGCTGTAGTAGTTAACCATATGCTTTTTGCATACTGATATAAAAATTGCACCTAATTGATCCCAGTAGGCACCATTTTCTTCACAATAATAACATTTTTCTTTATTTTCCATAGTGTCACCTGCCTTTATAACATTATACATCATTTTCGCCTTTATTGTATTTATCTTTAAGTCTAAGCCATCTACCATATTTATTTGGCACCGTTGCACCTATGTACTCTTGCCCAGTCTCTAAATCTATTAACAACCATTTTCCAGGAGCCTTCGTGTGTATCGTCAGGTTAACTGCGCTTGAAAACTCTTCTACCTCTGCACCTTGATACACCCTAGGCAAAAACGTGTAAACATTATTTAAAAGCTTTCTCATTAAATAATACCACTATCTTCAACAGCATCAACAGCATCATCAATAGTTCTTGTATGCTCTGAAGAACAGCTACCACATGACATACACATTTATTTTACACTATCTATCTTTAAATATTTTGCAGCCATTTTGGCAGACAAATTAAAATCATCATTTTTATTATATACTAAATCTAAAATTGAGGGCATAGTAAATTCTGGATCATATTCATGATGGGAGACCCGTTGATCGCCAATCATAATCACTTTATCATAATTACCAAAGTGTTTACGAACTGATTCGTTGGGGCTGTACAGGTCCACTATAATGTGTTTATTATATTTAGACATGTAGGCAACAAGATCTCTTGCTAGCTGGTGTTGCTTTATAACATCATCTTCACCAAAGATTGACTCTATTTCTAGATAGATACCACTTACTTCTTTTGCTAAAGCTTTTGCAAAATCAGTTCTTCTTGCCTCTTTAAATCCAATGACTTTGATTATCATTTAAATCTAAACCTTTTTTCTGCCACTTTTCTTAGGGGGCCTAGGTATTAGGCTGGTCTCTCTGCGTATCCCATGTTTATTTGTATCAATCTTAACGCCCTGCCTTGGATATTTTTTTGGAGTCGTCGTGCTTGTAACAGCACCAGCAGGCGCACCAGCGTTAGCTGGTGGCACCGTGCCAGTACCATCTTCTTTTTTAAAACTATTACTCATTTATAAATTGTCTTGTCTGCTCTGGTGTTGAAACCATGCCTAGCGTTAAGCCTGATTCACCATCTCTTGAAACATCTGAAATAGTAACTGGTGTCGCTCCTAGAGTGCTACCAGTTGTTTCACATCCGCATTCATAACACATTAGTTGCAGTTCTCACAATCTTTAACTACACAATCAGCATCGCCTCTTGTGTCTCTTGTGCATTCTGCTCCACGATTAACTGGTGCAACAACCGCAACTGGTTTAATTGCTTCTGCTACTGCTGCTTCAATTGAAGGGGCAGTTATTTCTTCTTTATCAAATAGACCCATTTTTACTTTGGGCCTTGTGCTGATGCTTGGTTAGAAACATCTGAAGCTGGAAATGCTGCTGCTGGTGCCTCTGTGTAATTTTCTGTTGCCCATGGTGATGATCCTGCTGGCTTTGTTTCGTTAAATCCTTTTAAATCTTTTCCGTCTGACATGTTGTACTCCTATAGGTTATTTATTTAAGCGGGACTAGTATTCCGCTCATACCTATATTATAGCATTTAGTTGATTAGGATCTAAAGTTTTGATGCCAGCACTCGTCGCAGACCTTTGTGGTTCCGCCTGCTTTAAGGGCTATTCTCGTTGCCTTATTGGGGCAATCTGTTAAATATTCGCATTTATTGGTAGACATTATTTAATATTTTTTTTAACAATACCTTGCTTGTATGGGCCCAGATCGGCTTTAATCGACCCATCTTTTCTTAATCTAACAATTCTTCCATCTTTAATTTGAGTGTCATTAAATGCTGTTGATTTTCTTTTTGCCATTACTTAATTTTACCGCCAAACTTTGACCACGCTCTTTCATGTAAGAAATACCCAAGCATTTCGCATGCGCTGTAAATAATTGCAAAAGTACCAGCATACTCCCAATGAGCTTCGCCAGTAATAGCCTTTTCAAAAAAATAGACTAATGTACCAACAAAACAAATGTGAACAACTGGCCAAGTAATTGACTTGTATAAACTTCTTTTATTGGACTCCATTTTGTTCCTCCATCATTTCTCTAATTGTATCATGGATACGATTTATGTTGTTATCCATAGGGTGCCCATGAATTAAAATATCTGTAACTCCTATGCCTTCTAAATACCTAATCTTTGATTTAAAATTTTCTTTTGTACCATATATATATTTAGATATTTCATGTATATTAAGGTTATTAGTATGAAATTCTTCAGCCTCCTCCTCGGTATTTGTTATTATGGCTCCAAGACAAACCATCTGCTTACCATCCGTATACTCTCTAGCAGCTAGGTACTTGTCTACCATTGCTAATGGGGTTGCTTGATATTTATTTGCAAGATCTATTGTTTTTTTTGAATGACCGCCCATTACAATATCAACTGCTGGATTCATTTTAACAAATTTTGACATCCATCTATCTGTATATTCAATTCTTTTATCGTTAGAATCTACTAAATCAGATATGTCTACAAGATCTTCTATGCTAGTCTCTTCTGGATGAACGTCGCCAGAAACGATATTCAGCATTATTTTGTTTGGCATCATGGTATTTATAGTTTTGCATATCATAGACAAATACTCTGGGCTTATAGAGTATGTTCTAAATGCAAGCATATACTTAATCTTTTGTTTTTTGGACATAACACGAACTGCTTTTGTTAAAAAGTCTTCTTCTTTTGAATGGTATACAAACAAAACTGAATCGTATTGGCACTCTTCTAGTTTTTCTGACAATCTGGACAGGTAGTCCACAGAGTTATTGTCATTTCTATGCATCCAATGGAATTTCATCAATATCCTTTATTTAAAAACAATTCTATCATTTATATGGTAAAGGGGCAAGACCTGAGTCTTGCCCCTTTAATAGAAGATTTACTTCTTTAGTGCAACCTTTAACTTAGGGAACTTCTTGTTCCACTTAGTTGCAAGCGCATTGTATTCCGCCTTGTATGTAGCCTTAGCAAGATCTGCTGCTGCTTTTGCTGTTACTGCATCTGCTGCTGCTTTTGCTGTTACTGTAGCAGAATCTAATGCACGTCCAGCTTTTTCTGATGCTAGAGCTTGATTAGCAACTGTTAGTTCTGCACGAAGTGTTGCAATTGTTGAATTTGCTGCTGCAAGCTCTCCTACTACATCACGTACTGCAATAGTAGCACTTGCTGATCCGATTGGAGTTGCAAGTCCTGTTACTGCTGTGGCAACTGTTGCATATGCAACCACTGTTACTGAACCAGTCGCAGGAATTGTAATTGTCTGCTCTTTTGTTCCAATAGTTGCTACTGCGGTATCTGTTGTTAATGCTGTTGACAATGCTGCACCTGAGCTTGAAACCAATGTATTAATAGTGGATCCGCTCTTTGGATTACCAAACACGTCAAATCCAGATACCTTAAGTACCTGTGATGTACCTGCTGCTGCTGATACAGGAGCTGATAGAGTAATTGAGTTCAAAGCACCTGCGGTACCTTGTACATAGTAAACTGTCGTAGTTCCAGCACGAGTAATCGATACTGATCCTACTGCTGTACTTTTAGTATATACATAAAAGTCTGCTGAGTTTCCAGTTCCTGTTGAAACTGAAAGTGTTGATGTTCCAGATGACGCTGTAACTACTGTGGTTCCAGTTAGAGCAGGAACAATTGTTGCATTAACTGCAACTGCCGTTACTACTGTGCCTGTGTCTACTGATGTTACTGCAATCTTCAATGCATCTGCTGCATCGATACTGTTATCTGCTGGTACTGGCAGTGCTACAGGAGTTGTTACTACTGTTCCACCTGTTGCTGCAGATCCCGCCACCGTTAGGGTGACAGTTCCAGCGTTAGCGTTAGCTGCTGGCGATACAAGCATTGTGCTAGTCAGGGCTGCAGCGATGATTAGCGATACTTTCTTAAATGAGTTCATTTAATTTATTCTCCTTATTTCTTCTATTTCTTATATGAAACAGAAAGTTAGTGTAATTCATGTATCTTTACATGAAACGAACAGGGATCTCCGCCCTCTTCCCATTCTTGCATTTCTTCATCTGACATTGGTGGGCCATCGTGTGTTTCACAAAACACATCTGATATCCAACCTCGATCATAACCATTCTTAAGCCATATTTCAAACTCTAAATGATTATTATCTTTTGAATCAAATTCTATATCCATTCTGACAGCTCTTCTAGAATTAAGTGCTTAGGCTTTGCCCCAATAATAGTTTTAACTGGTCTGCCTAACTTAAATAGTACCATATAAGGTATAGAGGTTACAGAGTATTCTGCTGGTTTAATCGGGTTGTCATCAATATTAATTTTACCAACCCACAGCCCACGTTCATTTGATATCTCATCTAGTATTGGAGATACCTTTTTGCATGGTCCGCACCAGGGTGCCCAAAAGTCGATAAGAACTAAATCATGAGAATCTAGGACTCTGTCAAAACTTTCATCTGTAACTATCAACTTACTCTCCTTTTAATTCATCCGCCGCTTTATTAAATTTATTCATAAATGTTTGGATCACCCAAACTGCGGTTTCCCCTGCATTGACAGACATTGCTTTTGAAGCTTCTTCAGTTCTGTCCTCGATAGCAAGGGCGTTGTACCATTTCTGGTACAACTCCTCACCAATCTCTTTAATAATTTCTTCAAGTACAGTTAACTTGTTATCCATTAAGTCTTGCTAACTGTGTTGCTTTTAATGCTGCAAGCTTATCCGCTGCTGCCTTTATGGCAAGATCGTAATCTGCTTGTGCCTTTGCAATTTGTGCATTAACATCTGCCTGCAATGCTAATTTTGCTGCTGCTTTATCTGCAGCAATTTGCTCAGGTGTTGGGCCTGTTGGTGCTGTTGTAGCAACAGGAACCGTATTATATGCAATTGCTGCATCAATATTAATTAATTTTTTGAATGTTCCTTGTCTTCCAATTGTAGAAGATGTTGTCGAACTCAAAGCCATAAGCAATTGATTGTATGTATAAGAAGGCTTTGCTGCCTTTAGCTTAATCCATTGTGCTCCTGCAACTTGAATTGCAGCAGATGATCCCGAAATATTTTTTGAAACATTTCCTGGACCAGCAATTGTAAAGAATCCTGGCGCAAAGAAATCAAGTTTTTGGGTATCGTTATTGCTTGATGTTGAAATTTCGTTCTGTTGGTCAACATAACCAACTGAAATTGACTCATCTAAACATGCTGGCCAGTCAATTCTTAGGTAGTCACGGCCATTTCCTGAAGGAAAGAATGTCGGAATACCAATATCAATCAAGTCTTTAACAGATTGCTGTGTTGTTGGTGTCTTGGGGCAATAATCTGTTCCTGCTGCTCCAAGGTTATGCATTCCTTGTGACATGGTTACTGCTTGGATATTATACTTTGATGCATTATTTTTTACCCATTTAAGTGCATTGTAAACTGATGCTTCACCAGCATTTTGACGCAAGCCAGTTGATGTATTTCCAATGATCTTAATAAAAACAATATTTACATCTGGGTTTGTTTTTGTAAATACAGATGTCATAAATGTTCCATGATCAAATCCGTTTTTTGTAATAAGGTCTGCTGGCATGGATGCCGCTCCTGGGCCTTCCATAAAGGATTGACCGTTAGGACAAGTTGTCCACTCTAGAATACAAACTTCTTGAACAATTTTTCCTTGAAATGCAGGAAGTGATGTGTCAATTGCTGTATCTAAAATAGCAATTGCTGGTTTGGAATCTGTGCGATTCTTTAGTCCCGCTGCTTGAGCGGTTGTAGGTACTGCTAGTGTGATTGCGATTAACGCAGCTATTAGTTTTTTATTCATAGCTTAATTCTACTAAATAATAGCAGGATGTCAAGGGGTATCTTTAAGGTTTGGGTACCATTTCCCAGCGTCTAGGCTGGATTGAAGAAAATCTACCGCTACTGGTTCTTCTATAACCATCTTTTGCGATTCCATTAGGTCATTTACATAACCTATAAGTAGTTCAAGGGTCATTTCCATTTGAGTTACTTTAAGATCAAGATCTTTAAGCTTTTTGTTTCTAATCATTCCATTGTCTCTCTATCCAGTAGGGTTGGTGCTGTTGCCATACTTCCGCAGTTGGCACATTCCATATCAAGAAAATATGTTGCTATTTCAAATTGATCGAAGATAACTTTTACGTTCCAGATGTTGCATCCACAAGGACATAAGTGTGTCGGAGTTCCTCTTAAGTCTATTGCATGATCATAATTTTCTGGTCTTAGGTCATCTATGCTTAAAGGGTATTGTCTTTTTTGTGATTGTTCTTCAAGTTCTTCTAACTTGTTTATGTAGTAAATTCCAAGACTATACCTAGACCTAAACCATTTCACGAAAGAAATAATGGAAAAAGCTATAAGGATAGATACAATAGTCTTCATGTATCAATTATACACTAAACTTGGATGTATGTATAGGGTGCTGCTACGCTCATATTGAACTCTGTTGCGGCTTCTAATGCTGCTTTTAAACGCACTTTTGGGTTTTGCTGTTTCTTAGTTGCATGCAATGCGCCTAGAGCTATCATTCCACCACTGCCTTCAGCCATATAGTTAACTATATTTTCTCCAACATGAAAGTCTTCATCTATAGTAAATAGTCTACCGCATACTCCAACTATAAAAATTCCACCAGTGTCTTCTTCTGATGGGGAACCTATGCTTCCATATCCGTTATCTTTAAATGCAGACTTAACAGAATCAATAAACTTAGTTCTCATAAATTTGTCTAGGCCTGAGTTAGTTTTAGTTTCTGTATATTTTGGAGGAGTCCACATGTATTGAAGGATCTGCCCCATACGAAATGAATCTGTAAACGCAATTCCGTATTGACCATTTTTAAACACCTTTGGTTCTTTTCTTGACAGTATCCACCCAGTCTTGTCGTCTGAGGCGGCGTGGTCGGACCCCATATACACAACACCATTTTGGGCAATAGCAACAATACAAGTCATATTATTAGTATACTATTTTTATTTTTGTAGGGCTAGTCCTCATCGGAATGAATTTCTATATGAGTTAATTTAAGCAAAGTTCCCTCTAATTCAGCCTTGACCCGAATCAATTCCTGAAGGGCTTCATAGTACTTATCTTTCCATTCATTTAAATCTTTTTCTAATTGATACAATTTAATCTGAAGGTCCTTGATTTCTAATAAAAGCTGGTCGTGGGCTTTTTCTGCCCGATGCTCTATTTTTTCCTTTTTAGATCTTCTGGCGCTAAATTGCGCTGTAAGCAGACCGCTAATAGCTGCTGCAAAGAGAGTTATTATTATCTCAGTTAGGGGAATATTCATTATATGAATATTATACCGTATTCTCTATGTTAAATTAATAACTCAGAGGCTGTTATGTCTGGGCCAGTGTATTTCTTTTTAGAAATAAACTCTTTTACATGATCTGGTCCGTACTGTCTTCCTGCTAGTATCACAGTCCATCTTGGCTCAAATTTATTGTCTGAGCATGTCTTGCATAGCAACAGATTAATTGGAAGAATTAAAGACTTCTTCAGTGATAATTCGTTCTTACTCTTATTGCAAGAATAGCATAATACTTTATCCATTATTCTACCGCCTTTGTCATTGAAGATTTGCAGTTAGCAAAAAATCTTTCTGGGTCAAACCTGTAGCTATCGTGTGAGAATAATAGGGAAAATTTTCTCACTAACTCATTATATACTTCTTCTTCCATTTTGTCCTTTGATTCAAACAAAATTCTTGCTGCTATATAGTACTGGTGTCTTTCAAATACGCATTCCCCAGCCATGGGCGCATGGAGAACCTTTTCTTCTATGTCTCCATTGGTCATGTACAAAGTAACTGTTAGAAACTTTTTTGCAAATCCCCAGTCTTGATACTCATTATATGCATTTACTGCATCTATTGGGCTTGAGAACCTGTATAGGGACCTGTGAGGGGCTTCTCCATCTCTTGAAATTCCAACCATAAATGTATTATTTTTTGTTTTATCGTATCTATTAGCATGCCATTGTTCTAAATTGTCTACTATATTTTGATTTAGTTGGGCAACTCTATGATTTCTTGGTTGCTCGTTTTGCTGATCGTAACTCATCTTTTTCCCCCTGGCTTTCCTTCAAGTTCTACTCTTACTCCGTATGATTGTAGGATGCTCTTTACCATTTCTATATATTCGATTACTCTGACTCTCATTGAGCCATCATATTGTGAAAAATTATTTTCGTATAATCTAATAGCCAAGAACTCTGGGTACTTAACTATATCCATTTCAAGATTTGGTGCTGGGGACTTTAACTCTCTAACTTTTTTAGCCATCTCTTTAGTATAGAATGTTGGCTTGTTTGGCTCACCCGTCCATTCATTTACCCCGTACTTAAAATGATCTTTATTCTTATCAATAAACATGTTTTTCCTTTATACGTCTCCAGACATCTTTTGTCTTATGGGCATTTCTTAGTTTATCATGGGAGCCAGAGTTTAAATAAACCCCACCCCAGACACCATAATCACTATTGGCAACCCCATTGTCATAGCATAGCTTTATGACTGGGCATGACAGGCATGCCTCATCAATACTTTTTGCTATGTTAACATCAGCCTCATATTTATCAAAAAATAAATTTGTATCCATGCCAAGGCACAAGGCTAGTTTGTACCAATCTATATTATCTTCATCTACACTTAAACTATTTAAAATATTTGACATATTGTTTTGGCAGTTTCCAGATTCCTTCACGGCTGACAGAAATATTTTCTGCCTTACCCCAAGCATCTTTTCTATACATACCTTTTACGTCCGTATAGCCGCCATTATCTTTTTTCCAAATTACAAGATCATAGTTTTTCCAAAATGATTCTTGTATCTTTGTGCGAGATCTTTTAATAAAAATCTCAACACCTTTCTCCGTTAGATGTAACAAATTACTTTTACCTTTTCTAGTACCCGAAGTCGGACTTGAACCGACATGCGATGAAGCAACAAATTTTAAGTCTGTCGTGTATACCGATTCCACCATTCGGGCATATGCTGGTCCACCAGGTCTCGATCCTGGGACATCCGAATTAACAGTTCGGCGCTCTACCAACTGAGCTATGGGCCATCATACACAAAAACCGCTGTACTATGTAAGTATACACGGGGAACAGCGGCTTTGTCAACGACTATTTAGTTGTTATTTTAACGATATTAACTTTTTTAATTTCGTCATCTATATTAAAAATATCGTGAATATATTCACTGGCATCTTCTGGATTAAAGGCTTCTACTTCAACCTCTACATCTAACTTAATGCGATATTTATTCATAATACAATTATAGCATTATTTAGAAGCTTTTTTATCTACTGATAAAAATGCAGAATTTATTTCGGATACAGTTAATTTACCGTCATCTAGAAATCCACGAGCAAGTTTTTCAACTACCGTAGCAACTCCTAGGGTTCCAGCCAATATGACTGCTTTATAGGTTTCAATTCCTACAATTGCTCCTGCTCCAATTACAGATAATCCAGAGGCTGCAAATACAGCAATAATTCTAGCTAGAATATTATTGATGTTTGCAATTGCTCCTGATCCCACCTGTGCTGGCTCTTCAATATATGCTTTAGCCATTAGTCATCCTCTCTGTTTCTAATCGGATATGTTATAGCCCATGCAATTAAAGTACATATAATTGCATATCCAACAATTGTCTTTGCTGATCCATCCAGGACAACCCAAGCAATAAACATGCCTAGTAGAGTCCATAATTGATCAATCATATCTTGCATTACTTTCTTTATCATTGTTATCATGGTTTTCTTCTCCTTATTCTTGGGTCTCCACCGCCTGGGCCTCCACTGGAACCTCCACCACTAGGTGATGGGGTTGTTCCTCCTGCGGTTCTTACTGCTGCTCCTGTTACGGATACAGCATTTAATGCTGCTCCAGTTGCAACAACTGTTGCTACAACCATTTTGGTTGCTTCTTCTCTTTCATCTTCTGTCATATCTGCACCTATGCTTCCCAGTGCCTCTAATGCCGCCCCAGGGTCGCTAAATAGCTCTTGTGCAAATGCTGCTACGTCTGTAACCAATTCTACATTTGCAGCGACCTCTGCTGTAATAACAACCTCTTGACCTGTTTCAGATGTTCTAACCTCAACTGGAGTCTCTGGTGGTAAATCTGCTAATTTAATTCCAGCATCTGCCACTTGTTCTTTTGTAAGATTTTCACCTTCTGGAACTGATTGTATTAAAGCATCCGCAACAATTTCTTTTTCTGCTGTAGTCATTTTCCCATCAGTAGATACTAATGCTACTATTGCTGCAACATCTTCTTTTGAAACTTCACCATCTGATGCAAGTGCTTCCAATACTGCTACTTGATCTGCAGTAGAAACTTTTCCATCTTTTGCTAATGCTTCAATTAACTGATCAGTTTCTTTTGCATCAATTTCACCATCTGCTGCCATTGATTCTGCAATTGCTTCAACTTCTGTGCTATCAATTTTACCATCTTCCAATGCATCATCAACTGTACTAGTTACATCTTCTTCTGATCCCGCCTCTGGCTCTTCTGCAGGTGGCTCTTCTGCAGGTGGTTCAAGTACTGGTGGTTCTTCTGCAGGTGGCTCTTCTGCAGGTGGCTCTTCTGCAGGTGGCTCTTCTGCAGGTGGTTCAAGTACTGGTGGTTCTTCTGCAGGTGGCTCTACTGCAGGTGGTTCTTCTGCAGGTGGTTCTTCTGCAGGTAGCTCTACTACTGGTGGCTCTACTACTGGTGGCTCTACAACTGGTGGCTCTACAACTGGTGGCTCTACAACTGGTGGCTCTACAACTGGTGGCTCTACAACTGGTGGCTCTACAACTGGTGGAGCAACTACTGGTGGCTCTACTGGTGTTGGTGGAGTAGGAGCTGGTTCAGGTGCGGGTGCAGGTGCTGGTGCAGGAACTGCATTAATTACTGCTTGTGCGGTAGCAACAACCGTTGGTGCTGCCAATACTGCTTCTACTGCTGTTGAAACAACTGCAATATCTGCTACTTTTGTAGTTAATGTTGTAGTTGCTGTTGTTAATGCAGTTACAGTATTTGCAGAAACAGTAGCGATTACAGGAATTGCTACTGCGGCTGTTGTATTTGCTGTATTTGTTGCAACAATCGCCGTAACTGCTGAGTTTAATGTAGCAATTTGTGCATTTGCTGTATCAATTGCCGACAGTACTGTTGCATTGTCTGGATCAGGAGTAGGGGTAAATGCAGCGCCTTGATTAATTGTTCCAGTAAATCCTGTAGTAGTGCTTGTATTAGCAATAGCTGTTACGGCACCCCCAGTTGTCTCTCTTACGTTAAACCTAGCGCCATTTGGTATTGGTCCAGTCACACTTACATCTGCTTGCCATGCGCCGTCTGCTGGGTTAACATCGGCATTAAACCTAACTTGGGTCATCTGTGTCTCAGCGGTAGTAAGAGGATATACTCTAAGGTCCCATGCAATAGATAAAGTATTGGTTGTTGTTGAATAAGTAATACCAGATCCATTACTCCACGTAGTCCAGTCATAACCCGCTACAGAAATTGAAGGGGCATTCGGTGTAGAGTAGTAGTTTTGTCCTTCATTTACTCCAAAGGTTATTGTTGCATTAGAGCTAACATAAACATTTGAATATGTAACTCCACCCATTTGTAAATTAAATGGAAGGTTCATGCGAACACCAGCATCGTCTGTATTTGATAAAACATTTGATGTCGTGCCAATTGTAGCCACCAAAGCATTTACTGCATCTTGAGCAGTATTAATTGCAACATTTGCCTGAGTTAATTGTGTTTGTGCCTCTGTCCTTGCAGGAGTTACTGCTGCTACCGCCGTAGTTGCCGTTGCTACTGTGGCAGTTGCGGTATCTATTGTCGCCTGAGCTACCTGTATTGCAGTAGAGGCTGTTGAGGCCTGTGCTACTTCTGTTGCAATTGCAGCGGCCACTTGGGTAACGGTGGTTGGAGTTTCTGTCATTAATGGGGTTGCTGTTGCTATAACTGTTGCAGTTGCAGACTCAACCACGGGGGTTGCTGCCGTGACAGCAGTTTGGGCTATAACAACTTCTGGTGTTTGAGTTGTAGCGCTTACTGGGATTACTGCTACTGCCTGAGTAACAGTTGTTACGGCTGATGTGACTGCTTGTGTAACCGCAGTTGCTGTTTCTACCGCCGTAGATACATTTGATACTTCCGCTACCGCAGTAGTAGCTGCAGTTACTGCAGTAGTTGCCGCAGTTACTGCCGTGTTAGATGTTGTTACTGCCTGTACTGCAGTCGCAATGGTTGCTGTTGCTGTATCTGAGGCTTGTGCTGCTTGAGCTACTTCTACTGTTGCAGTTGCAATAGCTGTGTTAACTGCTACTTGTGCGGGACTTACTACAACCTGTTCGGCTGGGGGAGGAACATCTTCAGCATAGGCAACACTTGGCCCGAAAAGAAAAAGCCAGCCCACAATAAACAGGCTGGTTAAAAAGTATTGAATCTTTCTAGTCAACTAGGTATCTCCTAAGTAATGCAAGATTTTTGCTTACTTAGTAATTATAGCAGAATGTTAGTTTAAATTAGTTTTTATAAAATCATAAAATGAGTCTGCTATATGCATATGTTTATGGATTCCCCAATGAGGAAACTTACCGTTAACACGATCTGCTGCACGATAAAATAGTTCATTGTGCCTGTACTCATTATGACAATCTAAAGCATTGAATTCCCCAAAGTTGTCTTGATGAGAGTTTGGCTTTTTCCAATCAAATACATCTATGTAGCAGTACCCATCGTGGTGATTCTTATAAAAACTATTTATTTGGCTATATAATGTTGTCTGATACTCTATGTCCCAACAGCTCCAAAAAAAAATAATATTGTTAGATTTACAGTATTGTCTTAAAATATCTATCATTGCTTTTTCATAAAAAAATGCAAATTCTTTTGGCAAAACTGTATCGGGATTATATGGTGCTTTAGAGTATTTATCAAATTCATTGTTAATAATAGCATTTTCAACATATGGGTTATTAGGTCTTGAATCCAACATCATTTCTTGTTGTTTTGATGACATTCTTTGCATTTTTTCAGGCACATAAGTGGTTGGCATCCTAAACAGTGGAAATAAACCAATTATCATTTTGGGATGACCGACTTGCTCAAAATAATAAAAGGCTTTCATTATTTGAAGTATAGTGGATTCTCCACCCAATGCTAAATTTGAAACATTTAAATTTAATTTTTTAGCAAGAATATTTATCCATACATCATTTTCTGGTGTTCCCTCTCCGTAGGTATGAGAACATCCTAAAGCCAATATCTCATTTTCTTTCTTAAAATCTTTGCCCCTAAACCCCAAATTATTAAATACATATTCTATTTTAAAAATATCATTTTTGCTAAAATGTACACCAGGATCAATTCTAGAGTTTAGCTCATTAATAAATAATCTGTGAAGATTTACATTTATCATTTAGGATTATCTGTTTTATAAAAGCCATTGCCCTTAAACTGTATGCCAAATGGAGTAAAATGCCTTATCATTTCAGACTCACATTCAACACATGTGTACCCTGGATCCTCGTCCATAATTGATCTATGAGTTGACATTGCTGGGTGAGCATCATCGTATGAGCATTTATATTCATAAATTGGCATTATATAAATATACTATATATATCTGTCATTGTCAATATAAAAATGCTACAATCTATAGTATGAAATCATTTTATCATTTGCATGTCAGCAGGACTAATGGAAGGTTTTTGTTTAAGTACGTACTTAAAGATCTTATTAAGTATTCAAAAACACAAGAAATAGATTTTCTTTGGCCAGAAGTTATTCCAGATGATTGGACACACCATGGTTGGAATAATCTGATATCTGATGACACATACATAATATGTGCACTGAGGGATCCAGTGGAAGCAATAATAAGCTACAATCTTTCTTTCAGCGCAATTTTAAATAAAGAGGATTTTTTTAATAGAATTGATTTAGTAACTAATATTCAGTCTAGAAGCTTTATAAAGTGGGAAAATAATAAAATTGATCCACACAAAGATGTTAATCTAGATAAGGACTTAATCCTATCAAGACTAAATAGAGTCGATATGCTAATAGACTCCAAAGACATTAATATAAATACATACAACAAAATAAAGAAAAAAATTGCTAGTGACCTAGGTTTTAATGATCTTCAATATTTTGATAATCTAGAGGATACAAACGATTTTAGGTCTAATAGGGTTAAAGAATTTTATGACTCTTTAAATGCAGAAGAAATAAATAAAATCAAAGAGGCTAACTATATGGATGTAGAGCTATATGAAGCTGCTAGGAGTCTTTTCTTCCCCATCTAACCCTGTTCCACCCACGCTCATGGAAATAATAAAGGATAGTTTTTGTAAATACCTCGAAGCTTGCAATAGCACCAGCGGTTACTGGTTCTTTAGTTATAACCCAAGATATAACAAATGTATCTGCAGTGCCAATTATACGCCACGTAATTGCTTTTAGTGCTGATCTTTGTTTACTTACGTTCATCTGTATCCAAATACATTGATGCTATCATTCTATCCTCTGCCTCATTCATTGCTTTGCCTGACTTATCAATCTGCCTAAATACCCAGTTGCTTACGTTTTTCAGTAGCCGAAATAGCATGAATGTCTGCCCCCAAATCTACTTGTTCAATCTTATATCCCACATCTCTACCGTATACAATGTTGGTAATGTTAGGTAGTCTTAATACTAATGCGCCGTCCATAAAGTCATCCTTGGCAATATATTCTTTTACCTGATCAAATGTTAGAGGATCCTTTTCGCTAGTCTTGTATGTGTTTCTTACGCCTAGCAGTACTTGCTTTGTTCTATTGCCCGCCTCTTTATAAAGCGCATGATGTCCCTCATGCCAAGGCTGGTATCTTCCTAGCATCAATGTTGTTGGCGCAGACCAATCATGCAAATTAAAGTAATTAATAATTACGGTAGCCTTTTGATCTTGGTCCATCTTATGGTCTTCAAAAGTTGCATCAAATTCTGTTGGGCGCTCAAACATTTTGTTTGTATCTTCAAAACGTCCCGCTTCAATTGTATCCATAAAAATAAGAATGTCTGGCTTTCCAAATGCTGAACGTGTTAATTCTGTTGGGCATACAAAGTCAACAATGACTGGTGCTACGCCCTGCTTGGAAATTAAACGTGCCATCTCGCCCATGCGTCTTGATTGCTCTAGTCTATCTTCTGGACTAAAACCAAGGTCGGAATTTACCGTTGCACGTACTTCATCTGCATTTAAATGAATTGCATTAATTCTTTCTTTTAAAGCTTTTGCTAATTCTGTTTTACCAGAACCTGGAAGTCCAATTATTTGAATAATCATGTAGAAATCTCTCTTACTAATTGATGAATGGCCTGGTCGCTATTATCATTATATGTTGACGAAAACATAAGTTCAAAATTTTTAAACCTATTTAATTCTTTTGATACTGTTTCTTTTGTCCCGTAAATGCAATTTTTTATTTGTCTTTCATTTTTCAAATCATTAAATATTTTTTCAGCTTCTGCATATGTATCTTTAATAATTAAAAATATTTTTAATATCTTTCTTCCAGTAATTATATCAAATCTATTTGAATTATTCAAGTGGTCTTCTAGTAAATAAATAATGCCATCGCCATAATTAAATGAATTATGAATTGTTTGATCTGATCCGCCGCTAAAAAATATCTCTGGGAGGTTATCATTTATTTTTCTTAGATTTAATATAAACTTACCAGACTCTATTTTTCTATCATGTATTGATGTAATATTTTCAAATAAAGACTGGTCTTCGTCTGTTGTTCCAGAAACAATGTTTAATATTAATTTGTTAGCTGAAATTTGATCAAATCCTTTTATCATCATTGATAAATAAGCTGGGGTAAGTGCATATGGTCTAATTGCAACCATATATTTTGTTTTTTGCTCTTCAAATAAAGCCCGAGCTGCCTTTATAAAATAATCTTCTTCGTCTGAATGAAATGTTGTTAATATTGAATCATAGCCCACATCATCTATTGATTTAATAAAAGAATGAAGCTCCCGTGAATCCAAATTATATTTTAGCATCCAGTGGAACTTCATCTTAATTGTCTATTATTTTACTTTCTAGACTTTGCTCTTGCTTTTGCAAGTGCTTCAAAATCTTTTACTTTGGTGTCACCAAGGTATCCCCAAGCATATCCATCGGATATCATTTGATCATTAATAGAGACATCTTGTTCGTCTACGAATAGCCAACCAAGTATTCTTCCATATTTTTCTGAGGAATCCATCTTCTCTGTTTTAATTTTTACAGACTTGGCATCTTTTAATTTATACTTTAAATATTCTTTTGCTTCAAGCCCCAATTTCTTTTCTGATAAGTCTTTTGTTCTTGATTCAGGCGTGTCTATTCCAGCAAGTCTTACTCGTGATGCAAAAAGAATATCAAAGCCTAGGTCAATAAGTACATCAATTGTGTCACCATCGACTACGGCCTCTACTTTTTTGACATAATACTCGTACATTATTTAACCTTATTAAGTAGCGGAGTATTTTCTTCCCCAGCATAGACTGGTCGGCCCCAACCTACAACTGCGTTGATTAGCTTCTTTTTATTATTTTTTACATAGCCACGAGTTTTTTCAACACACATTCCGCCGTTGCGCTGATCTCCTTTTGCGGTTCCTGAAGTGTTTCCTTCAATAACTTGAATTGTTCCATCACCATTATTTTTAATACAAAGACCAACATGAGAAATTCTATTAACACCATCATCTGGAAAATCAAAATAAATCCAGTCTCCAGCTTGTGGGTCATCATTACGTGCATCTGACCAACGTCCTTCTTTCTTGAACTGGTCTGATGCTGCAACTGTTGACGCTGACTTAGGGAACTTTGCAACCCCCGCTGTCATTGCACACCAAGAAACAAATGACTGGCACCATGGTTGGAAGTTGACCTTCATCCATGCCCCATACTTTGTTTCATTATCTTTTGGGCCTTCAATTGTCCCAACTTCTTTTTTTGCAACCTCAATGATTGCCTTTAAACTTCCTTTTTCTGCCATTTTATTCCCCTGTCTTATTATAATTAAGTTAATGCCATCCTAGTATACCAAAAAATTATTTAACATTGCCGTATATATACTCAAGTATTTGACTATAGTATTCTGGCTTTAGGTGGTCATTTAAAAAATAGGTTATTGGAGTCTTGGGCTGCATTCTAGTCTCTATCATGTCTGTCCCAAGTATCTCGGCTATACTTATTGGATTATCTAGGCCTCTTTCATTACACTGTTTACGTAACTCTGAAACAAATTTAAGCTGGAACTCATGTCTGTCCTCGAACTCTATGGCTGGGTCTGTGTGGTTATGTCTAAACCTACTGGTAACTATACATATGAACTGCGGCATGGGCTCAATAAATATAACCCTTGCCTTACTAAATTTACTTGTAGCGTTATCAATGTATGTCTTTACCACATTCTCAACATCTACATAGCCATTTAGTTCTGTTTGCGGGAGCCAATTCCTTACATCAATATATCCAAGCCACGGCATTATTATTCTGTCTTCTGAGTTCCACAAATCTAATTCTTCTTTCTGCGTACCACTGGCGAAGTTTTCAAAATCATAATGTAGCGCTGACCTTCCTGGGTGATTAGATATAAAAAATTTAATATGTTCGTCTTGATATTTAACAAGACCATCTTCCATCCAAACTTCATGACCAGTTTTGTCTAAATATTTGGTTCTGTATTGGTGATCAGATTCTTTTCTAAATGTTGATTTAATTTTTGATGACAATGTTTTACCCATGTTAAAAGCTAATTTGCCTGAGTGTGAGTCGCCAATTATTAATATATTTCTATTCATGTATATATTCTATCATAAGTGCCCCCAGATGGTTTCGAACCATCGACCCGCAGATTAAAAGTCTGCTGCTCTACCATCTGAGCTATAGGAACATTTGGCAGTTTATTCTCTTGCCAAGGAGTTTTTTTATGCGCTAAGTATTTTTGCTAAGGCATTGATTGTTGCTGCAATTCTTCCGATATCACGCAATTGTTCGTATGTGTAGCCTTCATTTCTTAGAACATCAAAATGGCCACTAACACAATAATCACACTTGCCAATAATTGATGCTGCTAGTGCATAGGATTCAAACTTAGCTTTAGTCGTTCCTCCATGAGTTCCCATGATATTCATTCTTAATTGTCCATTGACTCTTTTAAATTCTTCATCATGTGATTTTCTTGAGTATGGATACCATATGTTATTTTGAGCCATTATAGCACCTGCTCCAAGTGCTGCATCTCTTTCCAACTCATTAGTTGAGCTTCCAACTAAAAATGCCAATAGCTTTGAGTTTCCAGTAGCAAATGCTGATGCTATTGCAATATGCAATGCATAGTCTGGATCAATTTCTGATCTATTTACTACGGCATCTAAATTAAGTTTAATGTCTTTTGCGTATTCTGGAATAGACTCCTGAAGTTGAGATACCCAATTTGTCATAGAGTTTCTCCTCCCAATTGCCTATTGCATGCACATAACTCTCCTGTTTGAAGTGCATCTAGTACACGTAATGCTTCATCTGCATTTCTTCCGACATCAAGATTATTGCATGTTACATGCTGAATAACATTGTCTGGGTCAATGATGAATGTTGCACGGTACGCAACACCACTTGGATGATGTACTCCAAGATCATTTGCAAGTTGATGTGCCGAGTCAGCAAACGACCATGAGTTTGTCTTCTTTAAATCTTCATGTGCATTTCTCCATGCAATTTTACAAAATTCATTATCTACAGAACCAGTCATAAGAACGGCATCTCTGTCATTAAAATCATTGACTAATGCGTCATATGCAACAATTTCTGTTGGACAAACAAAGGTAAAGTCCTTTGGATAAAACGCAATAATTTTCCATTTGCCTGGAAAAGAGTCTTGCGTTAGAACTTCAAATGAGCTTTCTTCATAAGATAAAGCTCCAGGTTTAACTCCAGTAACGGCAAAGTTACCAAGTTTATCTCCTACGGTTTTCATTTTTCTCCTTATATATAAGCGATACTTTTTGTATCGTACCCCTGGCTGGGATCGAACCAGCGACCTACAGATTAGAAGTCTGTTGCTCTTCCGCTGAGCTACAAAGGTGTGCGGCAGGTAGGACTCGAACCTACGATTACCGAATTATGAGTTCGGGGCTTTAACCAACTAAGCTACTGACGCCAGTTAGTATATTATATCCATAATGAGCCTGCCAGTCAATAGCGTCTTGCTCATCATTTAACAATGGCTGCCCTTTTATATTAAGGCTTGTATTCAATAATATTGGTACGCCTGTTTGTAAATAAAATTTATTTATCGCTACCCATAGCCCACGATGCTGTTCTCTGTTTATTGTTTGAACTCTTGATGTGCCGTCATGATGTACAACCGATGGTATTAAATCTGGTTTCAAACACTTGACAGTATACTGCATATATGGGCTAGCAAAATTCATATCAAACCATTTGCTGGCGTGTTCTTCTAAAACAACTGGTGCAAATGGCCTAAATAATTCTCTTTGCTTAATTAAATTTACTTTATTTTTAATGTTTGGATCTCTTGGGTCTGCCAATATACTTCTATTTCCTAAAGCTCTTGGTCCATACTCTGCCCTACCAGATGCAACTGCAACTATTCCATCTTTTAATATTGCGTCAACAATTTGTTGTGAAGGATATTGTCCTCCAAGATCATATCCAAGATATGGGTCTTTCCATTCTATATGCTTCCCATACATTGCTGCTGCTGCTCCCAAAGAACTCCCAGCGTCTCCAGGATTTGGCATAATCCATATGTCTTTAAATATGTTCCATAGCAATGTATTGGCTTTGCTATTTAATGCACAACCACCCATAAATACTAAATTATTCTTGCCAGTAAGATGTTGCGCCATACGCATAAAATCATTAAGCCTTTGCTCGTATACCATTTGAGCTGCTGCTGCTATATCAAATTTATCTTGCTCCGAGATCCAGCCCCAGTCTGTAATGCCTTTGTGAAAATTATATTTTTGTTGATCATACTTTGGGAAATATGCATCAACTTTTCTGTAATATTTTGTCCAGTCCCCATACGCTGCCATTCCCATCATAATATATTCTTCTTGATTTGGCATTAGACCTATTAGTTGTGTAAATGCTGAGTAGAACAATCCGAAACTAACTGGGTAGTTTTGCTTATATTTTAACTTTATGCTTTCTCCTTCACCAACCCATATTGTTGATGTGTTGTATTCTCCTATTGCATCAAGGACTACAATTACTGCGTCATCAAATGAGCTTGTATAGTAGCCAGCGCATGCATGTGAATAATGATGTTTAAATGATTTTCTTGGTATTCCATCAATATTGAACTTTGGTTTCCAGTCCCCAGAACCACCCTTTAAAAATAGCCTAGAGCCCTTTAGGAGGGGTTTTTCGTAGTAGGCAATAGCATCAGGTGCCCCATAGGATAAAGCATCATTAACTAAACTATCATTTATATACCAGTCATTTTTTTTCTTGCTGTATCTCTCTGAGTGGCCAGCAAACAGTATCTCTCCGTCTTTAATTAAAGATACCGAAGAGTCGTGTGACGTCTCATTAACTCCCAATATTATAGTCATTGATTTCCTTTACAAAAAATTCTGCCCAGTGTATGTGTTTATGCACTCCAGAGTGCCCATTTAATGATGCTTTTACTGATATCTTAACGTCTGTGGCTATATCGAAGCCAGTCTCATATTCATCACGATATTTTTCATGGCATTGGAATTGAGTATTACACTCAGAGCCTCTGGCATGAAATTTATTACAAAGTATATCCTTGCCAAGATCTTCAACTCTTTGATGCCAACCAGTTTCATCAAAATTAAAATAGTTTGTAAAATATCCTTTATCTTTATTCTCGTTAAACCATATGTTTTGACCAATCGACCATGTTGTCCATATCAACTTAATATTATTAGAATTACAATATGCTTCAAGCATCTTTATATACTGAATAGAGAGCATTTGTGCTGTTTCTAAAGGAAATATATGCTCTGCGGTTACTGGGGTTTTAAAATAGTTATCCCTTCCTTCATAAGAAGATAGAGGGCAAATTGAATAAGTTATAATTTTTTCATCTTCATCTAGGCCTGGTATCTTTCCATTATTTCTTTGGTCTTTTTCTGGCCTCATCTGGTGTGATCTTGATGAAATTTCCATTCTTATAAAGTCTGGTAATAGGCATAGGACAATCTTTGGGTTGCCAAATTTTTTTACATAATCAAAAAAACAATTTATTTCAAATGGGACACCTTTCCCGCTTGATCCTAAGTTATGTAGAGTTAAATTAAGTGATCTTGAGACAAAGTCTGCCCAAGTTGCACCTATAGGAACTCCCTCTCCAAATGTGTAGGAACAGCCAAGCGCAACAATGTCTGCGGCTGACGTGAACTCTGTTCCTCGAAAGCCCATTGAGTTTATTCCTTTAACTCCATATCTTCCTTTCATACCGCCCGCTAATCCTTCTGTTGCATACTTCCAGATATGCTCTTCCGTAGATGGATGATAGAACTCTGGCTCCATTTTTTTTGTCATATCAAGATTTCCTTTTTAAAATTTTCAGATATATGAATATTTCTATGTAGCCCAAAATGTGGAGTAGGTGCAGTATTTGCATCTCTTGAGTAATAAAAATTTTTAAGCTCAGAATATTCCAGGTGACAGTTTTCTTTATAAACTTCTTTCATTCCATCTTCTTTATTGAAATACCAATCATTCATTCCTAAACTAATATAGTTTTTAAATTGAGTTGCACTTATATTTTTATCAAGCCATTCTGCTTCTGTCTTTGACCATGTGCCCCACAACAATTTAATATTATTTGTATTACAATACATTTCAAGCATTTTAATATATTGTATTGATATATCAAAAGAAAGTTCAGAAGGAATAGAGTCTTCTGCAATAAAAATACCACTGCCAGTATTAAATTTATTATTTTGATTCCATATTCCATATCTTATTATGTTTTTATTGCTAAGATCATGTTTTGGGAAATGGTTATATCTTGGAGTCATGTGCGAAGTTTTTGAAGAAACTTCTATTCTTGTAAACTCTGGGAATAGGCATACTAATATTTTGGGATTACCAAATTTATTTACATATGAAAAAAATTTATTTATACTCCACATTATAGATTTTCCGCATCCAGCAAGATTATGCACTGACATTCCTAAATCTTTTGCAAGCAAGTCTGGCCAAGCATCCCCAGGCTCAACACCTAAACCAAATGTCATTGAGCAGCCAAGCGCCATAATGTCAGGAGATGAGTCAAATTCTTTTGTCCTATATCCGTAATCATTACACTCATTAGACCAATCAGATATTTGCGATTCTATTGGGTAAGATGACTCATACCAAAGTTCATGTGAATTCAAATCCATCAGTATATAAACCTATCCTTATTTCTATTTTTTATTTTTTTATAAAATCTAAATGGTTTTAATAAATAGTATTTTATTCTGATCATCTCTATAGGCTTTCCTCTACTAGTTGCTGTACGTACTCAGAGAAATGTTTTCTTATAGATCCCATGGGCCTTGACCCAAAAGACTCCCAGATTCTTTTATATTCAATAACATTTGCAAATGTTGTTGGGCATATTACTATACCGCTGTACTCCCTCAATACAGTTGGAAGGGGTACATGCTTAGTACAGCACTTGCACTCTTTTGCTCTATCTTGGTACTCGCTCATATTATTTGCATCCTGTCCATTGCTTCTCTTAAATCCTGGGGCATGTGTGGCGCCCTGATCATGTTATAGGATGTTGTGTCTGGGTCATCCTTTGCCCCAAAATCATTGTCATAATTCATTGATTCATAAGTATGAATATTGATTTCTTGATTCCCGTCAAATCTTGTTCTGCTAATAGAATTAAATATGGCTCCGCAAGTAGCATCTGCCAAGTCCTTAGAACCTTTTCTAGGGTGATCAACTTTATCTCTCATAATTCTGAGCTGACACAACTCGTCTATGAGTAAAGGTATGTGTGGACCAATTAATCTTTCTTCAGCAACAACCATTGCCATGTCGTCATAATGTTTTTTAGCGACAGACAGAATTTCTGTATTGATGCCATATTGTTTTAATTGTTGCATCATGTCATGAGAGTTCCATCTGTCAAAAGTACATATTGCTATATTAAATCCTCTTGTTTTAAGAGAAAGAATATAATCTTTTACCTCTGTAAAGTCTACAGATTTATTTGGTGTAGGTGTCCAGTATCTAACTGCATCAACCTCTACAATTGGGGCTGGCTGGGAGTATGTGTCTGTTACCTTTACATTAACCCACTTATTTATATGTGCCATTGTTACTGCACAATGGTCATGTTTTTGTGCTAAGTCTACGTGGATATAATATTTTTTATCTGGGTCTGGGAGGAACCACTCCTCTAGTCTACCAAAATTATCTACTGCAATCTGACCAACATTAAAAGCTTTTTCTACTTTTTCTCTTGATTTAAAGAATGCGTCAACAGCATCTGGTGGCATGCAGGCAAATCTTGAAAGGGCGTCCGAAGGGTTGGTATAAAAAGCAGTTTTAAAATCATCAATCTTTCTGACTGGGTTTACTTCCCATGTTGGTCTCTTTAACGCATAAACTTTAGGTATTTTGTAAGATACAATATGGTCTTCTTCCCACTGAATCTCAAACTCATTTCCGTCGGTTCCATCTGGCAACTCTTCATACATCTTAAACTTATGATCCCTTACAACAGTTTCTTTTTCTCCAACAACTGCATCATATCTCTGCTGGATATAATCATTTTTAAATCTGGGAAATGAAAGTAAAATTACTTTTCCAAAATCTGGAAAGCGTGAATCTACTGAGGCCCTGTACATGTCATACACGGCACTACCAGTTTTTGCTTGATCGTGCCCAGTAGTATTTTCAATTGCAAATCCAGAAATTTCATCAAGGATTACAACAATAACATTGTATCCCTCCCAAGCTTCTCTTTCTGAGTGACCTGAGTGTACTGTTATAGCTTTACTGAATTGAATTTCAGAAGCTTTTGAATAGTATTTGCCCACAAACCATGGAGACTTGTCTATGCGGCTTTTAAAACCTTTAAAAAATACGTTTGTTGCTTGCTGAGAGTTAATAGCAATATTAATAATATCAATCGAGTCGCCTGGCGGTTTCCCATAATAAGTTGCTGGGTCTTTTAAACACAATAGCAAATACACTATATAGGCAACTGCGATAGTTGAGCAGTAATCTTTACCCGAACCTTTACCAAGCTGAGCAACTACTTCATTTGCTGTTTGTTTAAATCTAGTGTGTCCTTCGTCTTCTCCAAACAATTTTTTTAAAGTAGACTCTTTATATATCTGGGAACTTTTTTCAATTAAAATGTACTGATATTCTGAAAGTGGTGGAAGCCCTAAATAATTTGGGTCATTGACAAATGTTCTTAGGTCTACTGGCTTTTCTTCAAACTCTTCGCCATCTAAAATATCAATTAAATCAGAAAAATCAAAAGACATCTTTATCCTAACAAAGTTTCTACTGGGGTCCTTTTAAAATCATGCCCTTTGGGAACCTTAACTTGTTGAAAGAAGTGGCCCACAGAAAAATATCTGACATCGCTTAATACCTCATCAACGCCATGCTTGCTTTTTTGTCCTGCTCCGTGTATAACAAGGTCTCCTTTTTTTGGACTATAACGTAAATTATTTTGCTCTGGGTAGTAAACTTCTCCGCCTTCAAAATCATTTAAATATACAATTGTTCCGTATGTTATTAGATCTGCCAGGTCAAAATCATCTCCCTCTACGTATTGACCAGAGTAGTCTAAAACATCTTGAAACTGATCTACGTCAGCGTGTGGTCTTCTAGATGCTCCTTTTAAAAGTTTTGAAGCTCTTCCTCCTTGGGTTGCATAGTTACCGTCGTGCATAAGACCAGCAATTTTTTTCTTTACGGCCTTTATAGATTCTGTTTGCTCATGGCTTATAAAATAATCTTTTGCGGTTGCTAGATGGGGAGTCTGCCATACGCTTTCTGGAAGCAACAATACGTCATTCATAATTGCATCACAATCTTCGTCTGAAACAAAGTTGCTGTATACAAATATTTCGTCTCCTATTTGCTTAAAGCCATCTTTATTGAACATTGTTTACAACCTCTGCATCTATGTATACGGGCTCTACTATTCCAGTTATTTGAGATAATCTCTTTGCAACATCCATCTTACACTTAGGACACCCTGCGGTAACTTCTTTAAGTATACCTACAAGTATCTCTTGCTTTCTTTCAGTCTCTGCAAGCTGTGATGCAATCTCTGTATTCTCTAATACTCCTACTGATTGAAGCATTGCTATTCTTTTTGTTTCAATATCTGCTATAAGCTTTAAGGCTCCCGCCTTAACATTTAGTTGGCCTTGGGTATCTGCGTCCTCTACGGTCTTCCAGGCCTCTTTGATGAGCATTGCGTAGTGTTGATCAGCCCCAGAAATTGCCTCTCTTGCACGGTCACGAATATTGCTATCGTTATGTACAACGGACTTCCACTCGTCTAGGTATTCTAGGACTTCTTTTCTTGAGTATCCAGTAAGTGTTGCTATCTGGGTTGCTGAATTGCCCTTTAAAAGCTCTTCTACGACCTTATTCATGCGGTCAAAATGTACTGCTGGCTCTAATTCGCTCATATGTAAATTATACCACGTTTTAGTTGACTAAGACTTGTTGGCTATTTTAAGAAGGATAAGGTATCCAATTAGATCATCAATATCATTATCTCCAGGGAATGCCTTATCATTTTGAATTCTATTTAATTTATCATCAATACGAACACGAATCTGTTCTGTTGAATCCGCCTTTGAAAAAATACGAATTGGATCAAGAGCAGAATTTCCATAAGATATATTTTTCTTTATAAGCATCTCTGCTGTTTCAAGGCACTCCACTATAATCTTAGGGCCTGACGGTGCATCGGTTGCAATTAATTGAAGGTCTGTTATCCATGCTTGGTATCCGCCATCTTTATTTGGGTATTCGCTCATTTTTTTCTTAACAATCCAAACTCTTGTAAATATCTCTGTATGGTCATAGCAGAGACTCCGCACTCTTTACCTATTTCTGTGACTGTTTTCTTTTGTACTACGTACCTTCTATATAGCCAATCCTTACTCTGATAAAGCTTCATCGCTTAGTAAGCACCTGGTTACTATAATGTGCAATACCAAAACTATCTGCAACATCAAAATCCACAATTTCTAAACCGTATTTCTTATTAAAGTAGTCAGCAGTTCTTTGCTTCCTCATATTTCTTAATTGATTTTTATACCATGAATCTGCGTATCCTGGATTAAGTAATCTTATTGAAGACTTCTCATCTTTTGTAGGGTTCTTGTTGCCAATGTACGCCTGCCACGAGGATGGGCTAATAGTGATAACCTTAGCACCAGTAGACATAAGCTCAGCAATAACAACTCCATATACATAGGACAATTTTATCACAGCGTCTGGTGATCTGACAAGTATCGCACCTTCTACAGCAATATAATCACTCTTAAGTTCATCTAACATCATTGCCATTTTATTTTTTGCATCGTAAATTTTTTCATATATATCTTCGCCAACTAAATTTATTTTGCCCCATTTTAATGGTATGTCGTTTTCCATTAAGCAAAAAGCAATAGAGTTAGTAGATGCATCTATACCAAGAACCCTATAAGCCTTAGTTTTTACAAGACTAGCTAATTTCATCGACTATCCCTTGCAGTAGATTTTTTAGCTTAGCACTTGATTTTTTAATACAGGATGAGCAAACATCATCTGAGTTGTATCTGCTTAGCTGGGACTTGCATTTTTTGCATAACCTGACGGCACCCTTTTTAATAGCTTTTTTCTCATAGTATTTTTCCATGATCCTTTTGTTGGTAGCAATTCGACAGCACTCATCTGTGCAATATTTTTGGTTGTGTGTCTTTGCTTCAAATTTTTTTTTACAATCCTCGTTGAAGCAAATCATATTTTAGGCACCTGATACAATTCTATCTGTACAGTTCCAACTGGGCCAGATTTGTCATAACAAGCTTTCTTGACTGGGCAATATGTGCAAGGCATCTTAGACTTGGTTGATCCTGCTGGTCTTACTGGAAGATCTCCGTTTTGAAAGTTATCCCAGACTTGCTCCATCCAAGCAAATGCTTCTTCAATAATTGCTTTATTCTTTTCATTCATTGAAATTGGAATAATCAATATCTCTTGAGTGTTCTTGTTTTCATACAGGAAGAATCCTTCTTTGGCATTCTTCAACTTCATGTATGTCAATAGCTGAAGCATATGGTTTGCTGATGACTTCATCTCTGACTGTCTTGTATCCCACACCTCTTGCTTTGCCGTCTTGATTTCTCCTATAACGGTTTCGCCATCATACTCCATAATTAAATCTATAAAACCCCTGATAGGGGGATACTCATTAACAATTTCTTCTTCTTCCGCTTTCCACTCTGGCATTGTAGCAATAAGCTTTTGTAATCTTTCATGTGCCTGCGTACCCTGAGCCATATTTGCTACGGCAACTGCATCGTTATCATCAATAAATACTGCACCAGAAAAAGCCATGTACCAATACCTAGGGCATGTTCCATGCCCGTATCCAAGAGAGCTTGGGCTAAATGATTTCTTTGTCATTTGTCCATCTGCTCTTTTGGTATTACGGTATGATTCATCAAGCAATGATGCAAATTTTTCTGGATCAAAAAACTTTCCAGTATGCTTCTTAAATTTAAGGTTCTTTACAATATCCCTAGCCATTAACAAACCTAAACACTAAATCGGCTCCAAGCCAAATTCCAACAATTCCCATTACGGCTGGAAAATATGGTGGCGCTGGAACTGGCAATTTAAAAGCCGCAAATATTCCACCTAACAAAGCACCTGTTAGCGTACAAAGTAATACATCTTTAATCATTATGAGTTATACCTAACGACATACTTAAGTGCATCTACAAGTTTGTCTATGGACTCCTTTACTGAATAATAAACGTTCTTCTTATTGTTATTTACAGTCCCCGCTTTATCTTTAGCAATGGTTGAATACACAGAAGACATTACCGCAAACTTAGTAGACATTGCCTGTAGCTCCATAATAAGCATAGGGGCTTTTGCTGAAGGAACATCTGGTGTCATCAATAGCTTTACAACAATAGCCAACGCTTTGTCTAAATGCTCATCTTGCATGTACTCATGCAGATCATTGAATTCTGTTATATCGCTAATTAATTGAAGTGTGTTCTTATCTTCCGCCATTTTTAATCCTTTTGTCCCATTTATCAATGAATAATCCAAGCGGATACCCAATAGTAAATCCTAGCATTAATCCTAATAAAAAGATAGTCATTTATTATCTTCCCTGTAAGTGACACTCATCTTGACATTATCAGACTCATGATAACCTAAACTATTTCCTTTTTCATCAACAGCCTTTTTATACATTTTTAGTCTTGGTTTACCAGCTGCAACTGCTGCTTGAATTACATCTAAGTATTCTTGTCGATCTTGAACTCTTTTATCTGGCGGATATATGCCTGAAAAGACTTCGACATTAGAGTCTTTAAATTGTGATATTGATATGGGAAGAACACATGCAACATTTGTCCCAGCTGGTACAAAATACTCTCTGTTTGCCTCATGTAGTTTCCATACAATAGGAAAACTACCAGTAAATACAGATGTTGAGAGTACTGTTGTTATAACCTCTGCTCCGTCTATAAACTCATTTGGCACTGGCATGGTAAGCATGCTTACCTCTGGCTCTGTTCTTAATATTAAATTTGTATTGAAGCTAACTGTTCCTTCTCCACGGCCTGACCAAACATACTGCTTTCCTAAAATTGCTTCTGCTGGGTTCTTTCTGTCTCCGTCCCAAGAGAATGATATGTCTTCATCAAAATAAATTCCGTATCCTAATGAATTTGCAACTGTTATAGGAGTGCAATTGTATGTCATAGAATGCATCCAGTCACGCTTTGGACCAAGCGGCCTTATTTTTGCAGATACCAGTCTTTCATTATCCTTATATCCTTCTACCTTATACATTATTTGCCTCCCAAAATTCAATAAGCTCTTCTAAAACTGCCCACTCTATAATACCAAGTCTTACCTTTGACTCTGTTCCTATAATAATTTTTAGCGCTGGGTACATGTCTCTGTTTACCTTAAAAGTATCAGTACATATTTTTGACCAAACATCTTTGTTTAGAGTGAATGATTTAGAGGCCTCTTTGTAATCAACAAGGAACTGATTCCATTTTGCATCTCCTTTTTGATACTCACCTCTACCGCTATTTTTTTGAGCCTTAGCTCCGTCTCTTTTAACTTCTGCTCTTTCTGACAAATCAATTACCAACTATAACTTCTTCTGCCGAAGACACTGTTATTATTTGCAGGTCATTTGAAACGTAATCTTCCTCGTGCTGCTGAACCTCTTTATCTTTACCAGAGTGATTTAGCCTATATTTAGAAACCCACTCTTCTTCCGAGTCCATCCTATAGTCTATAAATGATCTGAGAAAATATCTATCTGCGCCTTCAAAACCTTTTACTGCATGATAAAAGGGCTCAGTTGATGGCATTACAACAGCATCTCCTGGCTGTGGCTTATAGGTGTAGCTTTTATTTGATATGGAGTCGTATGCAGATATCTCTCCTCCGCTATATTCATTGTTTAAATAAAAGTTAATTGTTAAGACATGCCTTCTTGTCTTGGCTTCATTGACAACTGGGAACTCGTCTACGTGGTACTCCATTAACAGATTCTCGTCAGAGTAATTGTTTTGCTCTTTTACATACTTAAAGTAGTCTAAATAAAATACGTCTTGTGACTTTTTCAGGTCGTCCCAATTATTAATAAAGGTTGGCCAAACCCCTTTGTCTTTTTCAAAATCATCAAAGTAATCTTTTCTAATAAAATTTACAATATTACATACATCATTTAAGTAAGATGACTCCTCTGTATCTTGATATTTTTTGTTTAAATCAAAGACTACATCTTTTCTGAATCCTTGTTGGTACCACTGTCTCCAGCCATCAAATAGCGAGTCTTCTTTATCTACTTCAAGACTTTCTATAAGCTCTTTAGAGTTTTTAAAAATGTTTTTATACACAACAATTTGAGGAGCAACAATAAGTTTATCCATTTTTATTTTATCCAATTCTGTGTACCGTCTCATGTCCAGATGAACATGTCCACTTCATTATTAAATTTTCAGGATCCCACAACCCACCATCTACATCAATATCGCATTTAGAGCATGGCCTTAAGCCATCAAGTTTTTCAAATGTAGAATCGATTTGCTTGTGCTCTTCTTTGTTCAAAAACTCATTAAGATTTGGCATTTATATCCTCAGCTAATTTGTCTACCACATCTGGATTTTCTCTTAAATAGCTAACAGCTTTAGCACGACCCTGAAGTCTTTCTCCGTTAACCGTATACCATGCCCCGCCTTTTTCAACCGCTCCAACCATTTCTGCAACATCAAGTGTCTCTCCTACAAGATCAACTCCTAGGGATTCTCCTTGGTAGTAGAAATCGTACTGTCCAGATAGGTTAGGGGGGCCGAGCTTGTTGTAATCAATAATCCAATTGACTGGTCTGCCAACTCTTTGTTCAATAATTTTGTCACCAACTTTAACACCAGCTTTGATAGCATTAGCTTCAGCCTCAGAAGACCAAAGCTTAATGACGGTGGAAGAGAAGAACTTGACTGCCATTCCTCCTGTCGGTATGTGGGAGGCATGCATAGATCCAAACTGATTTCTCTGTTGTGAGATGAGTACCAATAATGTGTTCTTGTTTGCATAGTTTAACATCTTGACTGCGTGAGTCATATCCTTTGCTTCTGCGCCGATTTGCTTTGTGTCTTGCAAATCCTTCATTTCATTTCCATCTTTTTCAAAATAAATAGCTGGAAGCAGGGCGGATATAGAATCAACTACAATAATATCAACACCAGCATCCATCAATTTAGTAGCAACATCAACCATATCATTAACTGTTTTGGCTGGTGAATAGATAAGGGAAGAAGAATCTACTCCTAGCATCTCTGCCCAAGCCTGATCGTAAGACGCCTCAGCATCAATCCACGCACAAGTCTTTCCTTCTTTTTGTGCAAGAGCAATCATCTGTAAACAAAACGAAGATTTTCCTGCCGACTTATTGCCCCAAACAAGAACCTGTCTACCATAACCAAGTCCACCTTTTAATGCCATGTTAAGGCCTATGCTAGGTGTCTTTTGCTTTTCAACTTTTACATCTTGTGCAGCTTTTACTCTTGCTCTTGTTTTTGGATCTAATGCAGCTAAGATATCATCTATTGCTATAGTCATTTATTCTCTTTCTTTTATACAATTATATCATTAAAATAAATTGCCGTGAAGCCTTGGTCTTTCTTTATTTTTTTCCATTTTATTAAATAAGACTTCATCCAAGCTATGTTCTACAAAACCACCATTACGCATTGATGCATATAAATCAAGAGTTCTAATTAATATGTCAACCATTTCTTCTACAATTTCTTCCGAGCCTTTGTTTTTTCTCATTGCCTCAAGAACTTCGGTTACTTCGGAATGAATTAATGCCAACTTGTTTCCAAAGACATCAAAGTTTTTTGGCTTATCCCAAAAACCCTTTTCAATAGCAGTTTCATGTAGCAGTGCGGAAAGAACATCTAGCCCATAATCTGTTGCTAATTCTACGTCTTTATTCAAAGCTTTCAATGAGCTGGTCGTTATTAAAACCTGATTCATTTTTTCCTTTTAGTGAAAATGTAAATGTCTGATTATCTGAATTGTAATCAACCTTTAGCTCTTGATCTTCTGTAGCAGCATTTAAGAATAAATCTGTTGATACTGTTATGGTACCAAGAGTTTCAAGAGATGCTATTAAAATTTTAGGTACGCTTAAAGCACCAAATACTTCTTCTGCTGTACTTACTTTAATCTCTTCTGTCATTTTATCTCCTTGATATTTAATGTTCCGTCATCTAATTTAGCTAACGTAACCTTACACTTCATTCCTTCTCGCATTTTTGCCAAAGTCATTTTATACATTGCTGGGAAGGCAATTGCTCTTGTTAACTTCTTATCTTTATCTGATAATACTAAGTGACTCATTTGCTTGCCAGCTTTAGTTGTATAAGGTGTAAAGTTTACCACAATGTGCTCGTCCTCTTCAAGATCATATTGTTTCCTATATAAGTAATCAACAAATAAATCGTTGGAGTCTGGATTTATGTCAGATACCTTTACGTACCTAGATATTCTATTATCGCCCACTAAAATAAAATACATCTGGCCTGTTTCTATTTGTGTCTGCTCGGTATGGAATAAACCAACAGAACCAGTTTCATCAACTAGCTCGACTCTAGCCCACCCATTTCCACGCTTGATTGATTTAACCATTCCAAACATTACAAATGAACCAAGATCATCAAATTCTTCAATGGGTCTGGCTTGGGCTTTAATTCTTGGGGGGACCCCCTCTAGATTAAATGTTGGAATATTTAAATATTCGTAGTAATTGTCTTTTTCATTTCCTTGCCTTTTGTTATCAGAGAACGCAGCACCGCCGATGGAGTTAAGAGCAGCAATAGCACGGCTATTAATGCCAGAACCCTTTTTCGATGCTTTATCAATAAAGTCAGCATAGTCATTGAAGGGTCTTCTTTCTATTATTTTATTAGCAATATTGTCTGAAATAAACTTTACTTCAGCTAAACCAAATCTGATTGCATTGTCTTGTAGAGAAAAATATACTTGAGATTCATTAATGTGCGGCAATAAAACTTTTAGCCCAAGACGCTTTGCCTCAATTAAATATTCAGTTCTTGCGTCTTTGTCATTTTCATTTTTAAGAATTGAAAACATGAACTCAAGCGGATAATAAAACTTAAGCCAAGCAGCATAATAACTAAGCATAGAGTAAGCAACAGCATGGGAACGGTTAAAAGAATAACCAGCATGCGCTTCAAAATCATGCCATAGCGCCTCTGCTTTTTTCTTAGTAATGTGTTCTGAAGCCCCAGTAACAAATTTATCTTTGAACTGGTCAAATTCTTTTGCATCTTTTTTCTTTCCAATAATCTTGCGGACCTTATCAGCCTCTGCCCAAGTCATACCACCCAAGTGTACACACGCCTGCATAACTTGCTCTTGATATATAATAACACCATATGTGTTCTCGGTAAAAGGCTTCATGATTGTATGCATATAGTCTACGGCTTCTTTGCCATTCTTACGAGCAATATATGCAGCACCGACAGTATTCATTGCTCCAGGGCGAACTAGGGCGTTAGAGGCGGCAAGATCTTCAAACTTATCTATACCCATTTTAATTAAAAGATTTGTGTAAGGAGTTGCTTCTGCCTGGAATACACCCTTTGTATACCCATCGTTCAGCATCTTGTAAACATTAGCATCATCCATAGTCATTTCAGAAAGATTAATTGCCTTTCCATGCCTATCTTTAATTGACTTAAGGGTGTCAGAAATTACAGATAAGGTCTTAAGACCTAGTGCATCTAGTTTTATAAGACCTATATCCGCAACCGTATCCATATCGTATGCGACGACTGGAATTCTTCCTGATACTTTATCTTGTGCATCTTCACGAGATTCTACTGGGGCAAACTTTCTTAAATCATCCTTAGCCACTACAACTCCAGCAGCATGCACTCCAACCGATCTGATTCTTCCCCTTAGCCTGTCTGCAAGCCAAACAACTTCTGGGTACCTCAATCTAAATTCTTTTGTGTTTGGAGAGTCCATAAAATCTTCAAAGGTGTCCACAGACTTTAGTGCACGGTTAACTTCTTGAAGTGGAACCATAAATACACGAGAAGCATCCCTAATGACACCCTTGTCTTTAAAGTATGTGTATGTAGAGATAGAAGCAACATGCTTAAATTTTTTCTTTAAATAATCTTTAACTTCTTTTCTACGGCGGTCTTCAAAATCTGTATCGATATCTGGGAAGTCGTTGCGCTCTTCATTAATAAATCTAAAGAACAAGAGGTCGTATTTAATTGGATCCACATCTGTAATTCCTAATGTATAACAAACTAACGATCCAGCGGCAGATCCACGTCCAGGACCAACCATAATGTCATTTTCTTTAGCCCAATTAATCATATCCCCAACAACAAGGAAGTATGAGGCAAAATTTTTCTTGGCAATAATAGCAAGCTCTTCGCTAAGCCTGTCTATATAAATAGGGTCTGAGGCCTTCTGAAGCCTCTCTAAGCCCTTTTCAGCCAACTCCCTTAGTCTTTCATCAGCATCAGTCTTTGGGACTGGTAGCAGGTCTAAGCCCTGGTAGAAATCATAATCTTCAACCTTGTCAGCAATTTCCATTGTATTTTCATAGATGTCTGTTCGATTAATTCCAGCTTTATTGAAATCTGCCTCTATCTCAGAACGGCTTTGAATAAATAAGTTCATGTCTTGGAATGAAATTCTACGGTCAGGATAAAGATAGTTAAATCTATCTAACATATCCTTCATGTTTCTGGACATATCAAAGTCCATGTCCTTGTCAGCTTTTGGAGATGTGGATAGGATTAGCAAGGCTTCTTCTAATATTCTATCTTCTTCTTTAGCAAAGTGAGCATCACCTGTTGCCACCGATTTAATTCCAAGCTTATCTGCTAATTCTAGAAGGGCGGAGTTGATCTCCATAGGGTTATGTGATTGCACTTCCACGTAAAAATCTTGTCCGAAAGTTTGTTTAAAGCCTTTGAGAAGAAGTTCTGCTTCCTCCATGTTACCTTTATCGATAGCCTTACTAATGAGTCCATTAAGACAT